AGAGGCGCTTATACTACTACAACAGTTGCATCTGCTGGATCAGCTAATACAGGTGGTGGCGGTGGCGGTGGTGGCGGTGCTCCTCCAGCTTCATACGGTGGTGCTGCAGGCGGATCAGGTTTAGTAATAATAAGATACAAATTTCAATAGGAAAAATTATGGCACATTTTGCAAAAATATCAGAAGATAATGAAGTACTTACAGTAGTAGTTTTAAATGATTCTAATGTGTTAAATGCTGAAGGTGTTGAAGATGAAACAATAGGAAAACAATATTTAGAAACACATAATAATTGGCCTAAACATTTATGGATTCAAACTTCATATAATACTTTTAAAAATCAACATACACAAGGGGGCACTGCACTTAGAGGAAATTATGCAGGAACAGGTAGTACTTGGGACGAAGCTAATAATATTTTTTGGCCTGAAAAAACTCATGCATCTTGGGTAAAACATTTACCAACAGCCTCCTGGAAATCACCTATTGGTGACGCACCTACTTTAACAGCACAACAAGAAGCTGATACAGAAAATGATTATGTTTATGAATGGAATGAGTCTGGTCAATCTTGGGATATAGTTATTATTCCTATACTATAATTAATTATTTTTAAAAATATTGACATTAACACATCATACTTTATAAAAGTATGTGGTATGCAAAAGAAAGTATTAACAGAACAGTCATTATATTATGGTATTGTTTCAATGCCAAAACATTTTGAAATAGATAGTAATGAATTAGCTCATCATATTTTACAATCTACTTTCGATAATAAACAATTTCAATTTTCAAGAACTTGGGATAAATTAAATACTTACATAATAGAGTATGGAAAATTAAAACATAATATTGAATTAATTAATAAAAAAACTTGGGGAAATATTTATAAACCCCAACAGTCGAGTTCTCCACAAATAAATATAAATCCTGTGGATCTTAGAAACTCACCTGATTTTACTTTACTTTATGGTGTTAAAGTTAAGGACTGTAACGTTAGAGTTTACTACGATGATAATAGAAGAAAAGGTAACAGTTGGGATATAGAATTAAAAGATAACATGTTTGTTATGTTCCCTTCTACCAACATGTATTATATTAATAACAATCAAAAAGATTCTTTAAATTTTATTCAAACTATTACTTATGAAATTATCTAATCACTATTGGTATTTTAAATCCGCTTTAACTCCTAAATTTTGTGATGATGTTATTAAACATGGATTAAATAACAAAGAAAGTTTAGCTAGGATAGGGAGTTATAATGATAAAAAATTAACTAACGATCAAATTAAAGATATAAAGAAAAAAAGAAATTCAGATATTACTTGGTTAGATGATACTTGGATTTATAAAGAAATACATCCTTACGTTCATGAAGCAAATAAATCAGCAGGTTGGAATTTTGAATGGGATAGATCAGAACCTTGTCAATTTACAAAATATAAACTTGGACAATATTATGATTGGCATTGTGATAGTTGGAGTGAAGCTTATAAAGAAAAAGGACCTACTAAAGGTAAGATTAGAAAATTATCTGTTACTTGTCAATTAACAGATGGATCAGAATATGAAGGTGGAGAATTAGAATTTGACTTTAAAGATTATGAACCTCATATGAGAGATGAAGATAAACATTTAAAACAAGCAAACGAAATATTATCAAAAGGTTCTATTATAGTATTTCCTAGTCACTTATGGCATAGAGTTAAACCAGTTATGAAAGGAATAAGGTATTCATTAGTTCTTTGGAACTTAGGATATCCTTTTAAATAATATGGAGATAAGCGAATATTTTAAAACACCTATTTGGTCAGAACAAAAACCTGAATTTGTAAAATCTTTAATTAAAGTTACTAATAAATATATTAAGACTGCTAGAACTAGAGATAAAAAAATAATAAAAGATAACAAAGATTTTGGTTATTCACACCACTCAACATCCTTAACACAAGATAATAATTTTTTAGATTTTAGAAATTACATTGGTCAAAAATCTTGGGAATTTTTAGATCATCATGGGTATGACATGAAACAATATTCTACTATGCTTAGTGAAATGTGGGTACAACAGTTTAGTAAAAATGGTGGAGGCCATCACTCAGCACACGTACATTGGAATCAACACGTGTCTGGATTTTATTTTTTAAAATGTAGTGACAAAACATCTATGCCTGTATTTCACGAACCGAGAACAGGAGCTAGAGCTACTAAATTAAAAATAAAACCTGAAATAAAAGAGGTTGTTAATGGTACTGAACTTGTTCATTTTAAACCTCAACCAGGAACATTACTTATTTTTCCAGGTTATTTAGAACATGAGTTTTCAGTGGATCATGGTAAAGAACCCTTTAGATTTATACATTGGAATATACAAGCTGTACCAAAAGAAATGGCTAGAGATGTATAAAATTTTACCTAACATAGGTTATATAGAAAAAAAACTTTCTAAAAAAGATTTAAATAAATTAAAATCTTATATAAAGAATAAAGGAAAAAAAGTTAACCATACTTTAGCTGGGAATATTAATAGCTCTTACGACATAAAAGATAAAAATAATTCATTTTATAATAATACTTTAGTTCCAACTATAGTAGAGTATATGAAATTACTTAATGAAGGTGCTTCGCAAGCTATTCCAGAAACTTTAACAAAAAATTGTTCCTTTGTTCTAAGTTCGTTTTGGGTTAACTTTCAAAAAAAACATGAGTTTAACCCTATACATAATCATTCAGGAGTTTTTTCTTTTGTAATTTGGATTAATATTCCAGTTGATTTTAAAAAAGAAAGCAAGCTCCCTTTTGTTAATCATTCAAATTCACCTCTTACAAATTGTTTTCAATTTTCATATACTAATGTTCTTGGACAAGTAATAACCTATACATATAAATTAAATTCAAGTTATGAAGGAACAATGTTACTTTTTCCTTCAAAATTAAATCATGTAGTCTATCCTTTTTACTCATCTAATAAAAATAGAATAAGTATTTCAGGAAATATATATTTAGATCCAGAAAAAATTATAAAAGAAAAAAATGTTATTTCAAAAAAATAAATATACAATAATACGTCAAGCTGTTGATAAAGATTTAGCTTTATTTTTGTATAATTATTTTAGTATGAAAAAACAAGTTTACGATACCTGTCTTAAAGCTAGATTTATTTCACCTTATGAAACTTTGTTAGGTTATTATGAAAATAAAAATCACCAAGTTCCAAACACATATTATAGTTATTCAGATATTGCTATGGAAACTTTAATGCTTAAATGCCAACCAGAAATGGAGAAGGTAACAGGATTAAAATTATATCCAGCTTACACTTATGCAAGAATTTATAAAAAAGGTGATATTCTTAAAAGACATAAAGATAGATTTAGTTGTGAGATATCTACTACTATGAATCTTGGTGGTGATCCGTGGCCAATATATTTAGAACCAGATTATACTAAAGGTTTTCAAAAAGAAGATGGTAATTATGTATCTGGAAATAGTAAAGGAATTAAGGTAGATTTAAAACCAGGCGATATGCTAGTTTATTCTGGTTGTGAATTAGAACATTGGAGAAATAAATTTAAGGGTAAAGACTGTACTCAAGTATTTCTTCATTATAATAACTGTAGAACAGCAGGATCTGAAGATAACATGTTTGACAAACGTCCACATCTAGGTTTGCCAGGATGGTTTAAAAAATAATGAAATATATTTATTATCATTATCCGACTTTTTTTTGTTTAGATAGCATAAATAAATTAAATAAATTTATTAACATAAATAAATTAAACTCAAAGTTAGAAGATGCAGGAGCAGATTTAGTTGTAAAAAAAGTAACAGTAAATGTACTAACTTGGGCTACTTTAAAAAAATGTGATGTTTTAGATAATATTCAAGACCTTATTGAACATACAAATACAGAAGCTTTTAATTTTAATATGCAACCTTTAAATAAATATGATCGTGTAAATTATAATACATATACACCTAAATTAAAAAGTGAATTTGGTTGGCATGTTGATGGCGAACCTTTTGACAAAAAATATACATTAAAACTTACTATTTTAATTAATTTATCTGAGAAAAAATTTAAAGGAGGAGATTTACATCTTTGGTATGGACGAGATCTCCATGTTAAAGAATTTAATAAACCTGGATCAATAGTAATTTTTCCCTCTTTTATACCTCATAAAGTTACACCTATAACTCAAGGAGAAAGAAAAGTATTAGCTCTTTGGACAAAAGGATCTTGGTGGCAATAAATTTAGATCTTCCAATATGATTTAAAAAATGATATATCTCCTTATAATGGAGGCAGTACCACCATACCCACTGCCTCCTTTATAAGGTTTTTATATGCTACAAAAATTAGGTTTCGTACCAGGATTCAATAAACAAATTACATCTACCGGAGCTGAAAATCGGTGGACAGACGGAGAGAACGTACGTTTTAGATATGGTACACCGGAGAAGATAGGAGGCTGGTCTCAATTAGGGGCAAGCAAAC